CCTGTCAAGGTTTTGAAGTGCGTGACCGGGGGTGTCGTAGCGATACCGTCGAGCTTATTTAGGGTAGGTGACAAGGGCGCCGCAAGAGGTACATTCAGATTTTGGGCGTATTGGGCTAGTGGCACGGCGCCATACTTTGAAATTATAGGCAATCAAGCGACGGGACCGGGCGCAAGCGGGTTTGATGGGTATACTATTCGACTTTTGACCGACGGTTCTATTCAAATGCGTCGTTTCACTAATGGCTCGGGGTCTTCTAAATTTGCCACGGCTACGGGTTACGCTGCTGTCGATACGTGGCATAAAATTGGAGTTACAGTCGGGGACGGTGGCGTTTTTACCGGATTTTTAAATGGCGCAATAATTAGTGTGTCGGGTGGTAGTGGAACCAATCCGTTTACCGATGCGACCCATGCGGAATCTAAATTTTTTGTTGTCGATCTCGACGCGGGCGACATGATAGCGCTTGGCGATGTCAATTGTAATTACGCAATTGAACACATGTTAGGGGTGACCAATGAGCACTGATCCACGGATTTTAGCGGACGTACAAGCCAATCAATGGGCAATGCTTCCGAGTGCCCTTGAAGGAATGCTTAAATTGGACGCCGTGACGTCCGATTTTGGGCAACGTGTCGAGGGCACCTTTAAGACGTATAAGGCGGGTAACGTGGGCGTCTTGGACGTGTCCGGGCCAATTGTACCGCGGTCGAGTTGGTTAGCCAACTTTTTTGGACTGGCCAACGTTGAAGATTTGTCGGCGGGCTTCCGCGTGTTGGAAGCGGACGCCGAAGTCAACGAGATCGTGTTATTTACCGACACCCCCGGGGGCGCCATCACGGGTATATCGGATTTTTCGGAACAAATCGCCGCTTCGACCAAGTCCACAACGGCCTATGTTAGCGGTATGCTCGCAAGTGCGGGTTATTGGTTTGGGAGCGCGGCCGATCGGATCATTTCGAGTAGGACCGGTTTGGTCGGGTCCATTGGAGTGATTGCCACCGCAACCGCTTGGGATGAGCCCGGCAAAGTGACGGTAGTGTCAAGCCAATCACCAAAGAAAAATCAAGGCGTCGATACGAAGGAAGGGTTAGCCGCCCTTCAACGGATAGTTGACGATTTGGGCGCCGTGTTTGTCGATGCGGTTGCGAGTAACCGGAGCATACCACCCGAATCGGTATCGGCCAATTATGGTGAAGGCGCCGTGTTTGGCGCGGCCGATGCGCTTAAACGTGGCATGATAGACGGAATTACAACGTTTCAAGCCCTAATGGGCCAATTGCAGAATAAAGAAGCCGCCGCAAGCGGTACAACTGAGAAAGGGACTAAAATGAATTTGGAGACACTCAAAGCGGAACACCGCGAAGTCTTTGAAGCGGCGGTTGAGGAAGGGAAGCAGACCGAGCGCCAAAGAGTCGAAGCACACCTTCTATTAGGGGCGGCTTCGGGTGACCTTGACACCGCGGTTGAAGCGATCAAAGCGGGCGATGGTATGGACATGCTTATAACGGCTAAGTATCAAGCCGCTAGCATGATCAAAGCCCAAACAATGGCCCGCACCGCCGACAACCCTGAAAACATCGACGGCCAAAAGGGTGACGGGGCCCCGGGCGGCAATAAAGCCGACGCGGGCGACGCCGTGGCCGACCTTGTGTGTGCGGGTATGTCCGAGGATTGGCAAGACTTTTCAGATTATGAGGGAGGTGAAGCGTGAGCAATATCACAATCACCAATAACGACATTGGGTCCGTGGAACACCAGGGCGGTGTTTTTCAAGACGAAACATTGAACCTTTCGGGAGCCCAAACAGTAGCCGAAGGTCAAATGCTCGCGCGTGACAGTGTGTCTCTCAAACTGGTCAATTACGTACCAGGGGGCGCCGCACTCAAGTCCACTGGGGATGGAACCTTTAACCTTGACCCCGCCGACGCCTTCATTATGGACGTCGACGACGTGGGCAACGCAACCACTACATTTGACGCGGCCGCCGCGACAATCGCCGATACTACCACCTATACAGGCGGTACGGCGGCAACCATCACGGACACGACAACTTATGCCGTGGCCGACCAAGACGGATTGACCTCGGTCATTACCGTTAACGGCACTGCTCAAACTGTAACTTTTTCGGGCGCCACCACAACCGCCGCGTTAGTTGCCGCACAGATGGCGGACCAATTGACGGGAGTCAGTGTGGTAGTAACGGGCGGTCAAGTCGTTCTCACAACCGATGCAACTGGCACGGGCGCAACCATAACAGCAGCGGCAGGAACCGGAGCACTCACGTGGGGGGCGACCACTCCCGGAGCGGGTGGTGTGGCGGACCAAAATGGTCTCACAAGTATCGTTACTCTCACAGGCGGCCCTTTCACCGCAGTAGCTCAAACTGTGACTTTTTCGGGTGTGACGGCCAGTAATGCCGCCATCGCGTTACAAATGAATGCCCAACTGGACGGGTGCTCGGTTATAGTGTCGGCGGGTCAATTGCTCATTACCCACGATGGTAAAGGGACCGGGATGGATATCGCCGCCGCGGCGGGCACGGGCGGGCTTCTTTGGGGGTCGGCCAGTACTGCCGGAACGGGTGACGTGGTAGATATAGATGCTGTCACCGCAACCGAGGTCAAAACACGTATCGAAGCGGATACAACCGCAACGGTCACAGTCTCCGGAGACGCGGCCGTTATCAAGGGCACAACCGAACTCGATTTTATTTCGGGAACGGCCCTCGCAAAATTGGGATTGTCCGTCGAGACCATTACAGCAAATGGCAACGGGACACCCTTGGCGGTTATGCCTAGTGCGCTTGCGGGCGCCAATGGCGACAATCAAATTCGCGCGTTGGTAGGCGGTCAAGTGCGGTTGGAGTGGCTATCCATTGCGGATGGAACTACCGTAACCAAATACCACACGGACTTATTGCGCAGTTTCTCGATAATCAGCCAAAGCGTCCAAGAGCTCAATATCTTGGATAACCAATAAAGGAAGGGAGCGGCTATATTATGAGTGGCACCGGAACAATCAAAATGATCAGGGCGTACAATCAAAGCGCGCCCCCGACACTTTTTCTCTCTGGACGCTTCCAAAGCCCCCCGGAGAACTTCCACAATTCTGAGGAAGTTGAGCTTGACATCGAGCGTGATGACGAAGACGTTGCGATCGTTATAACCGACCTTAAAACCGGTTATAGGTTCAACTCAACCGACGACTACACAAACAAGAAATTCAAGCCCCCCGTGTTCAAGGAAGCTTTTGCGTTACAGAACACGGACGATCTTAAACGGAGCCCGGGCGACGACCCGTTTGAAGACGTTGAATTTCAAGCCAAGTCAATCAAAAAATCTTTCAAAAACTTTCGTCGTTTGGAGGGTAAAATTCGTCGCTCAATCGAGTGGCAAGCTTCCCAAATTCTCCAGACATGCACCGTCACATTGTACGACGATACCGGCACCGCCCTGTACACGCTCGACTACCTACCCAAAGCCACACACTTCCCAAACGCGGGCGTGGCATGGGACAACGCCAACGCAACGATCGCGGCCGACCTACAAAGCCTCGACAATGTGATCCGAAACGATGGCTTAGATGACCCCGATATGAAAATTTTCGGTGAGTTATCCTTCGAAGCCGCCATGGAAGATAGTGATTTCAGGGCGCGTTTTGAGACACGTCGGGCGGATCTTGGAAACATTCGCCGCATGCGGCGGGTTGGCAACGGCGGAATCTTTCGCGGTGTTGTCGACATTGGCAACTACTCTTCTGAAGTGTGGACTTACAACGGGCGCTTCAAAGACCCACAAACCGGGCTCAAAGTCAAATTTGTCGCAGATGACAAAGTGATCTCGCTCGTATCGGCCGCGCGTATGGACGCCACTTTCGGCAATATTCCGCGCTTTGTGCCCCCGGATCGTAGAGTGCTTAAGTATATGCCTGGCCGCATGCGCAATGTGGGCCGTGGGATGGACTTGCACCCCAATGCTTGGGTAACCGCCGACGGTGAGACTCTCTTGGGCGGCTTGGCCTCACGGCCACTGCTCATCCCAACAGCAATCGACACGTTCGGTTGCCTTGATACTGGAATCTAACCGACAGGACACGGGGGGCGTTTCTCTGGGCGCCCTCCGTGACCATGTCCATAAGGGAGGAAAATAGGGATGGATAAACCTAAATATGTAGTTGCTTACGGTAAGTCAGTGACGTCTTTAAAAGGCGTTATTGCGCAAGGTGAGCCAGTAGAAGAGGATTTTTTTTCGGGTGGCAAGCCCACTTTTGAGAATTTGATCAGTATCGGCTTGGCCGTGTCCAGACAAGACTATAAAGCTGCTTTGCATCAAATGCAAGTTGAAGACCCGGCCGGGGACGAACCCGCCGCGGGGCCCCCGCAACCGACCATTAAAGGCAAAAAAGCTGGTTTGGAGACCGCGGGCGCAAAAAGGAAATAGATGGGTATTCGCACCCAAGCGGCGGCGGACGCCAAAGCGATTCTCAACGATAAAGAGAATGGGCTTGGGTGGGATATAATCCTATTCGACCCCGCCGCCCCTACGGTTGAGATTCCGTTTGTGGGCTTTTCAAACGACATTGCTCTATTGATTGACCCTGACACCGACGAATTCATTTCGGGGCGTTTGGCATCCGTTGCGATTAGCTTAACGGACGTCTATGCGGCCGATTTGAGCGAGATCCCGCGCGCCATCGCGGACACGTCCGCGCGCCCGTGGGTTGTCCAAGTCATTGATTTAAGCGGCGACACGCACCGATTCAAAGTTGCAAAGTCAATGCCCGATAGGGGTATTAACTTACTTGTGTTGTATTTGGAGCAATACGTATGACGCTTGGACCCATACAATCGTTAATCGATAAACAAGATAATTTCGAATTAATTCGGGATGAAATTGCTTCAATTATAGCGTTAGAAACTGCAAGTCAACAAGTGTTAGCCGTTACGGCGGGCGAAGATCCTACGCTATGGGAACTCAAAGTCTATACGGAGCGGGCTAACCCGTGGGAGCTCTATTTAAATGGTGAAGTAACGACCCCCATTGTCAACGTATGGTACGATTCATACAATAGCGATGGCGGCGCATCGGATACCATTCAGCGCCAAAAAGTGGACGGTCTGTTCAATATTGATTGTTACGGCCGAGGCACTTCACAGGCAAGCGGGGCGGGCCATGTGGCCGGGGACGAATCGGCCGCTAAAGAAGCGCAACGATGTATTAGACTAGTGCGTAACATTATCATGTCGGCCCACTATACTTATCTCAATATGAGAGGGGTGGTGTGGCGTCGATGGCCACAAGTCCACACAATGTTTCAACCGCAAGAAACTGACCGGGCTTCACAAGCTGTCATGGCTTGTCGCTTGGGTCTATCCGTACAATTTAACGAATTTTCACCGCAGTATGAAGCGGAGACAATCGAATTGATTTCCGCAACGGTTAACCGTGCTTCGGACGGGGCGCTTTATTTTGAAGCGCAATTTGACGAATAGGAAAGGGAGAGAATCAAATGGTAGCTAGCACCGCGATCGACCCGTCACAGGTAGCACGGGCAACGGCCGTTTTAACAGAATACAAACAAATCGGGGATGCAACGGTTTTATACTTGCCACAAAGGGTTGCACTTTTTGGCCAAGGCACAACGGCGGCCACCTATGCGGCCACTAAATTTCAAGCCTTCACAAGTACCGAAGTGGGCGACGCGATAGGTTTCGGCTCACCTGCGCACCTTGCGTCACGTGAGTTACTACCCGACAATGGGGACGGTATTGCGCCTATCCCGTTGACTGTCTACCCATTGGCCGACGGCACAACGGAAGCCGCGGGCGACATCACGCCCACGGTAGCGGCAACCGCATCGGCCACTTACAAAGTGGTTGTGAACAATATCGCAACCGCCGAAGTGACGATTGATGCCACTGATAGCGTGGCAACCGTATGCACTGCTTTTACCGCCGCAATCAATGCCGTGTCCCATATGCCCGTTATTGCCGTTGACAGTACGACAACGGTCGATATTACGGCAAAATGGAAAGGCGCTTCTGGCAATGACCTAGTGTTAGAGGTCGACGGACCGGCCACATTAGGCGTCACTTTCGCATTTACCCAACCTGTAAATGGTGCGACTAACCCAACGGTTGACTCCCACCTTTTACAAGTGGGCAATGTTTGGGAGTCTATGTTTCTCAACTGCCTTGAAATCGCCGACACAACGGCGCTCACCGCCTATTCGACTTTCGGCGAGGGGCGTTGGGGCGCCGACGTCAAGAAACCCTGCGTGGTATTCACCGGCAATAATGAGGCGACCGTGGCCACATCAATTACGGTATCGGATGCCCGCAAAACGGACCGAACCAACGTCCAGTTGGTAGCACCGGGCTCCAATGACCTACCGTTTGTGACGGCCGCAAGGCAACTTGCACGCATCGCCAAATTGGCCAACGTGACACCCGCGCACGATTACGGCGGACGAGCGGCGGACGGCTTGACACCGGGGACGGATGCCCAGCAATGGTCCGTGGCGCAACAAGACGCGGCAATTTTGGGCGGGTCGTCTACTTCCGATTCCATCGACGGGGTCGTAAAAATCGCCGATGTGGTGACCTTCTACCACCCAACCGGTGAGCCTAACCCACGTTGGCGCTATGTGTGTGACGTCGTAAAGCTTCAACAGGCGGTCTATAATCTGGACTTAATTTTCAGTTCGGCCGGTTGGAATGGAGCTCCATTGGTACCAGATAACCAGCCCACAACGGAGCCCACGGCCAAGAAGCCAAAGACGGCAATAGCCGCCGCGGCCGCTATGGTCGACGCATTGGCGCTTAAAGCTATTTTGAGTGACCCGGCGACAACAAAGCCGTTAATTACGGCCCAGATTAGTGAAACAAATTCGAAGCGGCTTGACATTATTGTCCCCGTTTACGTGGGCGGCAATACGAACCAAAAAGCCATTTCTTTGCAGTTCGCCTATTACTTCGGGGCGTCATCGGCCAGTTAAGGGAGGTTGAAATATGTCGGCAGTAGGTGGAAGCGTAGAAACAGCAAATATCGGCGGGCGGGATTTTTCCCCAACGGCGGATAGTGAAGCCGTTGTAAAATTGGGCGGCTTCGAAGCGACCCATTCAGCAAACGGCGATAGTACCGCGCGTAAAATCAAGACGCGCGTTACATGGAGTGTGACCGGGCTCAACTTGTCAATGGACGAGTCAAACGGCGATTTGGAGTTTTTGCAAGACATTGCGGATAATGACATCGACGTCCCTTGCGCGTTTACTTTTGCATCGGGCAAAACGTACCAGGGCGTCGGGTCGGTATCGGGTGAGCTTGCAAGGTCGAGCCAAAGTGCAAGTGGCCCCGTGGTATTCACGGGCCCCGGTAAGTTGACCAAACAATAGGGGAACATTTGTGCGTCACGCGGGCCGCTCCCCGGCTCCTCCCGCCCCTAACGGGGGCGTGACGCCTTTTTATCCCAACGGGAGGGGATAACCACAATGGAAAAAGTTACAAGAGAAATAGCGGTTGAAGACTTTGAGCGGTTCAAGGATGCGATGCGGCTCCGTTTAGACCGTGAAGGGATGGACGAAAACGAGCGCAAAGACGTTAGAGAAGACATTGAAATTTTGACGCTTGAAATTATGGCGGGTAGGGCAATTGTAAACGAGAACGATCAAGTTGTGTACTACCCGGAAGATTGTGACCCGTTAACGTTTATCAAGCCAAAAGGCGGTAATGTCGCCGTAATTGACAAAAAGAAGGATTCTCAAAAAGTCGGCCAAGCCTATGCGCTAATTGGGGCGTTTACGGGTGTCGCACCGTCTAAAATAGGCGCGATGGATTGGGCCGATATTGATATTTGTATGTCGATTGTATCGCTTTTTTTTGTGAAGTGAGCGAACCGCTTTTGGTTCGCAATGGGGCCGATGTGCGGCTTGACGTAGACCGGGAGGGATTTTCGAAACATACTTTTTTTAATGTCTATCATGAGATGTTTTTACAGGTTGTTTCGGACGTTAGGGGAATAGGCGATTTTAGGGAGCTTAGTTACGATGAGGTTGAGTATTTTTATGACACACTTAGACCGTCTTTAAGGGAAGCGACGAAGCCAAAGTGAGGTGATTTTATGGCTCGAAAATTGGAAATAAAAGCGATATTTCGAGCCATTGATAAAGTCTCGCGCCCAATGTCACGCATGCAAAAGCGCGTACATCGGTTCACAAGTCGCATGGAACGCGGCCTGCGCAAGGTTAACAGGGTATCTGATAAACTAGTGCGGGGCTTCAAAACGGTCGCCAGAGTGGCCGCCAAAGCCCTTGTGGCGGGTGTCGTGGGGGCCGGGCTAGCCGTTGGCTACCTAGTCAAGCAATTCTCTAAAATTGAAGATGCGGAAGCGGCTTTTACTCCATTGTTAGGGGGCGCTAAAAAAGCCAAAGAAATGGTTGATCAACTCAACAAGACGGCGGCAACCACACCCTTTCAATTTGAGAATTTAGCGGACACGGCCAAGCAATTGCTACCCGTAATGGACGGGGACATTGAGCGCACCATTAAGACCGTCCGTATGCTTGGCGACACGGCGGGCGGTAACGCCAAGAAATTGGAGTCAATCACAAGGGGTTTCACCAAAGCGAGTCTCAAGGGTAAAGTCGATATGGAGTCGCTCAATATGATTGCGGAAGCGGGCGTTCCCATATTTACGGAGCTTGCCACGTCGATGGGTATGGCGGTTGGGCCCGAATTCTTTAAACAAATGCGAGCGGGCAAAATTAGCGTCGACGACTTAAACACCGCCTTCGAAACAATGACTAAAGACGGCGGGTTGTTTTTCAAGGGTATGGAGATTGCCAGTAAAACCACAAGTGGCATCTTTAGCACTTTGAAGGATAATGTCCAATTGACGGCGGCGGGGCTTGGTGAGACGCTTGCGCCCGTCATTAAAGACATTATGAAGAGCGCGATCGAAATGACCCAACGCATTAGGGAATGGGTCGAGAACAATAAAGAACTCATAAAGAGTAAGGTTGTGGACTTCGTCGAGCGCGCGCGCAAGGGGCTCGAAAAGATGGTTGAGAAGATCCGGGAAATGAATAAACAGCGCAACCTTATAGACATGTTTTTCAAAGCCATCAAAAAAGTCGGTGAAGTGATTTCATTTTTGAAAGAGCACGGTAAGACGATTGCGACTATCGTTGCGGTTATAGGTACTCTAATCGTGATTGCCAAAGTACTAATCGGGGTACTCACCCTAGTCAACCTTGTAATGATGGCTAACCCTGTAACGCTCATCGTATTGGGCATAATGGCACTTATAGCCATACTTGTGGCTTTGGCCGTGCACTTCGACGTGTTCCGTTTGTTAGGTGACTTTTTCCAAGAGTTATGGCTTGACATCAAAATGAATACCGACCGTTTTTTCAAGGCGATGGTTAAGGCGTTTGGTATGGCGGTCAAAAGTATTAAAGATACGTTTACGTCTATAAAAGATATGGTGATCCATATTTGGGATAGTATTGTAGCAGGTATCAAGTCACGTATAGAGAAAATCAAAAATTTCATAGGACCCATCGTGGACGCCGTTAAGTCGGTATTTGGCGCCGACGAAGCCAAGCCCGGTTTAACCATTGTAGACGGCGGACGGGACGACCGAGCGGGTATGGGCCCGGGCGGGAGCTTTACACCACAAGTCGTGTCGCCCGAAGAGAAAACCGCGCGGTATATCGAGGAAAGTCGAAAAACAAGCTCCGCAGAAGTAACCATCAAAGACGCCACTGGACGCGCCGAAGTGACGCGCGGTGAACTGGGTCAAGGTGTGACCTTAGACCGAACGGGGTCATTTTAATGGGTTGGGAAGACAGATTAAAAGAAGCCGCATACACGTCCAAATCGGGCAAGCGATTGACTTTCAAGTTTGAAGATGTAAGCAAGACGTGGAATAAGAAAACGACCGCTTTTGAGTTCCCAAATGTAACGGGCGGCTACATACAAGATCGGGGCGTTGGAATTCAAAAATTTCCAATGCTTTGTCATTTCACCGGGGCGGATTGCGACATTGAAGCGGACGGCTTCGAAGTACTTCTAAATGAAGATGGGTACGGGCGGTTAGAGCACCCACTTTATGCCGCGGCCGATGTTATCCCTTTTGGCGAAATTGGGCGCCGAGATGACCTAAAAACGGCGGCTAATCAGACAATTGTTGAGGTAGAATTTTGGGAAACGATCGGTGTTATATACCCAACGGGGGGCGTCGATTTATCGAGTTCAGTATCGGCCGCCGTCGACGCTTTTAATGCGGCAAGTGCGGCGCAATTTGCCAAACAAATAGATATATCCGGAGCGGCTAACCAAATCACTTTTAAAGACCGTATTGAGTCGCTTTTGGGTACGGTTGAAAGTGCGCTCGGTAAAATAGCTAAGACCACACAGAAAGTTAATGACCAATTCCAGGGCGTAGTTGACTCCATTAATCGAGGTATCGATGTATTGATTGCCGCTCCGCTCACCCTAGCTTTTCAGACTAAAATTGCTATACAAGCCCCCGGGCGCGCGGCTTCGTCCATTCGCGATCGGTTGGAAGCCTATGGCAACCTTGCACAAACGATTTTTAGCTCATCCGATTCGGTATCAAGTGACGCCAACCTATTCTTGACCCGTGAATTATTCGCGTCTACTTATGTGAGTGGTTCGGTTGTGAGTGTGCTAAACAATCAATTCACCACACGTACGGACGCCCTTGAAGCCGCTCAATCGCTACTTGCCCAATGGGACTTGTTGACCGCTTGGCGCGATGACAATTGGGAAGCGATAGTTGACGCCGATACGGATGCAATACCACAAAATAGTTCACTGGACACAGGCGAAGGCTATTCCGCGCTACTGGATGCCGTTGGGCTTGCGGCGGGTTTCTTGGTCGAGATCTCGTTTAGTCTCAAACAAGAGCGCGCCCTGGTACTCACAAGCGCCCGGTCGTTTTTGGATTTGGGTTATGAGCTTTACGGCGAAGATTTTGAGAGTAAAATCGATTTTTTCATAAATTCAAACAGGTTCACCGGTAGTGAAATTTTAGAAATACCGAAGGGGCGCCGTGTCAAATACTACGTATAGCACGGTTGCCGGGGATACCTTTGAAAGCGTATCGCGCAAGGTCTACGGGGACGATCTAAAGTCGAGTAAGTTACGGCGTGCCAATCCGGGCGCCCATGAGCCGTTTGTATCTGGTGTGGTGCTCACGGTACCTGCCGATCCCGCCGCCCCCGTCGACGCACCGCAACAGGGCACAACGGGGGGCACCGATGAGGTTGAAGTCCGCATCGATGGCGAGTCATTTGTAGGATGGACACAAATACAGATTCAACGGTCAATTGACCGCGTCTCATCGGCCAGTTTCAGCGCTCCGTTTGAACCGACGTCGTTTAAATTCCGTGAGACGTTTAGACCACTTAGGTTTGTGGCCTTAAATGTACTCATCGGCGGGTCACTCCATTTCACCGGTACACTCGTTATGCCCACGTCCAAGGGGAGTAAAGATGGGGCGGTTGTGACGGTTACAGGGTACGGCTTCCCGGGTATCTTATCCGATTGTTCAGCCCCCATCACATCGTTTCCAATAGAGCTCAACAAATTAGATTTAAAGCAAATAGCCACCGAAGTGGCTGGATACTATGAAGTTGGCGTTCAAATGTTTGGCGAAGCGGGCGCTACTTTTCGAAGGGTAAAGCTCAAACCGGAGCAACGGATTTTAAAGTTTTTGGCGCCCCTTGCAAAAGAGCGAAATTATGTGATGACAGATACCACCGAAGGCGATCTATTGTTTCACCGGAGCGTGCCCACGGGCTTTCCAGTGGCCCGCTTGCAACAAGGTGAGCAACCGCTTATATCTTTCGGTGAGAGCGGTCAGAAGCCCCAAGAGTACTATTCACATCTATCCGCTATCAAAACCACTAAATTGGGGTCACGTGGCTCCGCTTATACGGTCACTAACATGCGAGCGGAAGGGGTGTTTCGATGTAATACTTTTGTGGCCAAAGACGGGCGCAAAGCGGATGCCCAAATTGCCGCCGAAGGGCGTATGGGGCGTATGTTCGCTAATGTGATTTCGTATACCGCAGAGGTTGCCACATGGCGCGATCCACAAGGTGATTTGTGGGCGCCCAATACCACAATTCAGATACTTTATCCCGATGCGATGGTTTATAACTGGTATGAGTTTTTGATACGTGATGTCGAGCTAAATCAAGACGCCCGGAGCGAAACAGCGAAATTAACGCTCGTGATGCCGGGGGCGTTTAGTGGGGAAGCTCCGGAAAGTTTACCATGGGACGAATAGGCACGTTTAAACAACTTAAAGCCGTCGATGTGGACGGTGAAAAAGCCAACGAAGCGACCGTTGACTTTGGGGCCGATGACGTTGTAACGGCGGCCGTATATGCGCCCGCGGGCGTCTCATGCAACCCCGTAAATGGTGATTTGGTAGTCACTACCGAGTTAGAAGGAAGCGACGAGCACGCGGTTGTGGGGGTCATCGATGTGACCTTCACGGACCCATCGGCCACGGGCGCAATTTACCTAAGAGCACGTGACGCCGATGGCGCCGAAATAGCGCATTTATGGATTAAAGCCGACGGGGCTTTTGAAGTGGTCAATGATGCGGGTAATTTTGGGTTAAGTGCGTTGGGCGTGTTTAGCGCCAATGGTCATTTAACCGTAGCGAAGCCGACAGCATGACGAAATTAATTATGGTCGACGGCGGCACGCTTGCCCATGGTAGCGGGTCCACAATAACGGGTGGGGCGTTTGTCATCACATCGACGCCCAACGCCAACGTGGGGGTGGACACAAAGGGTGTCTATACAACGGCTTTGACGTACACCTTTTCGGGCGGTAGCGCGCCCGGTTTTGTGGTCGGGGACGTGGCAAGTGTTGGCCCGCAAGCCCTTGTGGCCACCGCGCAAGAGACGAACATCGATGCGCTTGCCCCGATGCGGGAAGATGACACGGGCGTGATGGCTTGTGAAGGCGAATTGTTGGCGGGCGGCACGGGCACAGTCAACGGACCGGTTATTGTGGACGATGCGGGTCAAGACAATACGGAGTGCAATTAATGGGCACATATGGCGACAATCAACCCCAAGACGGCGATGTCTTACTGTATCACTCTGATACGAATAGTGGTGATGTCACTATCGAAGGTGGGATCACAGAAATGACAGCCCTGTTTAATACAATGGGGTATTTGACCCTATTTGGGGGCAATGAAGATGACCCGGGCGGCGACGACAAAACAAAGCAATGGTGGGGTAATTTTACCGAGCCCGACGAAGCGCGCCAATACCGAAGCGAGTTACAACATATTTTAATCGGCTTGCCCGCGTCATCGGGCAACCTACTACTTGCAGAGCAAGCGGCGACACGTGACTTGCAAAAGGCGTTTGTCACAACGGGTATTGCGTCGGGTGTCGAAGTCACGGCCACAATTCCGATTCGTAACAAAATAAACGTTACCTGTGTGATATTGGCCGAAGGCGAGCGGCACGAATTTACCTTCACTGAAAATTGGGATAGGGCGGTAAAATGACACTACAAGTCCCCACGATACAGGAACTCAACGATCTAATTATCGCGCAAGTAGAGGCGAAATTAAGTCAAACGATTCCGCTTCTACCAAAAGCATTCAATCGAGTGATTGCGAAAGTATTCGCGGGCGTTTTCATCATTCTGTACAAATACGGCGGCTTCATGTTCTTGCAAATGTTTGTCGAGACCATGACAAATCAGGAAACCATGATCAACGGGGTGCCTGTAAAGCCTCTCACCGCCGTGGGTGTTATGATGGGGGTCGGCCCGCCCACGGAAGCGGTACCGGCCGAAGTGGATTTCGATTTTACCGTATTGCTTCCCACGGGTGCGGACACGTTACCTTCGGGAACACCGATTCTTAACGATGCGAGTGGCATAACCTACGTGACGATCGGAGACACCGCATATGGTGGTGCGGGGCCCGCAACTGAAACGGTCACCATACGCGCCGCAAGCGACCAACAAGGGGGCAACGGAGCGGGCGATCAAGGCAACGTAGACAATGCTACGGTGTTATCGTTTGTGGCGCCCCCGGCCAATGTGGACCCCGATGGGGTGGTATCGGCCCAAAGCGTGACGGGCGTCGACGAAGAATCCGAGTCGGTCTATAAAAGCCGAATTTTTGCACGCTTCCAAACGCCACCACAGGGCGGTGCTTATGCGGACTACTCTATTTGGGGTGAGACTGTAACGGGCGTGATTAACGTGTATCCATACACAGGCGACCCGGGCGAAGTGGACGTATACTCGGAAGTGTCGACGGATTTGGATGCGGACGGCATACCCGATGCGGCCAAGCTTTTGGAAGTCTATAACGCCATCGAAGTGGACGTTGCGGGGCTTGCCACACGGCGCCCGGCCAATGCATTTGTAAATTCGCTCGCAATCGCCCGCACGGCCTTTACCGTCGAGGTATACGGCATCACGGCGCCCAGTGTATCCGAAGCAGAAACGGCCGTAACGGCGGCGGTTGAAGCGTGGTTCTTAGACCGTGAACCGTACATACCCGGTTGGAGTGTAGGGGTGAGAAAAGACCAAATAACCGATACAGCAATAGGTGGTGTCGTTCAAGACGTAATGGCGGCTTTGGGAGGCTTGTTTACTAGTGTGATTTTAAAAGAAGCGGCGGTTGCATTTCAAATCCGAACCCTTGCGGCCGGTGAGAAGTGTAAAGCAACGGTGAGTTACCCATAATGGCTTGGTTAAACATAGCAAAGCACTTGCTACCACGGGCTAAAGCTTGGCGCTTGACGCTTGACAATACGTTAAGACGCCTAATTGACGGGCTAATAGACTTCCCCAACGACATCCAAGAATACTTTGATTTAATTTGGCTCGATATGTTCCCGGCAACCACACGGGAGCTCGACGCTTGGGAGTATCAATGGGGGTTGCCCGAAACCAATCTAACCGAGCAAGAACGGCGCGATCGTTTGGCCGCAACGTGGGCGGCTATTGGCGGGCAAGATCCATCGTATATCCAAGCCACCCTTCAAGCCAACGGCTTCGATGTCTATATTCACGAGTGGTGGCTACCCGCTAGCGACCCCCCGGAAGTGCGCAATCCGATCGCGTGGTTGCTAGGGTTGCCCGTCGAGTGCGGGGAAGACATTGCCGAGTGCGGGGAACCAATAGCCGAGTGCGGCAATCGAATACCACAAGGGGCAAACCCATATTGGCTCGTTAACAAGCTAGATTGGACGGGCTATAATTGGACGGTACTTTGTGGCCAAGCGCTTGCCCAATGCGGGGAAGCATCGGCCGAGTGCGGCGAATACGATGGATTTTTGGTGAGTCGAGTGTATTACCCGTTGCCAACCGACCCCGACTATTGGCCGTATTTCTTATATTTTGGCGATACGACTTTTGGCGAATCGGTTGTTATATCGAGTGAGCGCCAAGACGAATTTGAAAACCTGCTTTTAAAGCTTTGTCCGTTGCAACAATGGATAGGACTTTTTATCGAGTATTCCGACCCGTTGGTTGAAGATTTGACGCTTGATCTCATCGTTGAAGATGGGTCAGGTTCCTACGTGGTAGAAGGGTGAAAATATGACGACTGTAAATCATAGCGAAGTGGCTTTGGGCGCAAGGCATGCAATACACAATTTGACCTATGCGGATGCGGCCAACCGTATAGCGGGTACAAACGAAGGTAGCAGCATTGTACTTGCGGCGGCCAACGTGTATCAAATCGCCAAGCAGTTGGACGACGAGACCTTGTGGATTTTGTTAGATGATTCGCCTATCACGTGGAAAAACATCATAACGGCCGATGTGGTCGACGATTTGACTTACTCCGTGGCGGATGGAAATGTTGTGCATACCCACGTTGCGCCCCGGTCGCTTGCCGATGACGAGTATTTTGACCTACCCGCGGAAACGGTCGGTTGGGGCACTTTCATGCTTATGGCGGCCACGGGGTCCGGGACATTGGAGTGGTTGAAAATAGCTTGGGGCCACAACGGTGCCGTGACTGTGTTTGAAGCGGGCCCAAATAGCGCGGGTACCGATTCTGACGGGGACTTTTGTGCGTTTGACAACGGAAACGATGTTAGGATTAGAAATCGTTTGGGCTCGACGAAGCTTGTATTTGGCGATTATCACTATACGCAAATAATTGTTGCGTAAAAGGAGCAAATAAAATGTCACTAAACCCGTATGTAAAATGGCCGACCAAAATTACGGCCCCATCGGCCGCCTATCCGTACGGGTCGGCTCAAAACATAACCGTGCCCGGTGACGGTACCGGTACCCCGTGGGACGAAGATCTTGTCAATGACATTTTCGGGTTTCAACAAGAGCTTTTGGACAAAGCGGGCATCACGCCAAGCGGCGATCCCGATGAGGTTGACGACTCGGAATACTTCCAGGCGATGCGCGCAACTTGCGGATACCCGGGAACGGTTATAGCGACTTGCACAACCGCAACGCCTTTTTCCCTTGGCCTTCGGGTGCTTCCGCTTGACGGTACGGTTTTATTAATAGCGAACTACCCGGATCTCGTTGAAGCCACCTACGTTGGGGACATCGCCAATGGTGCTTCGACTGTGTTTATCAAGACAAGCGATGCGGGGGGCACCACACCGGACACGGGAGGCACCTATTTTGTGTTGCCCGATTTTACGGGGTGTTTCATTCGCGGGCGGGATCAAGGCGCAACGATTGACCCCGATGGCGCGTCAAGGTTTCAAGGGGACTTACAAGCCGAAGAGATTGAGAACCATTATCACGCGGTCACGAATAGCTTGCCGACCCCGGTCGCATTACAAACAACCACCGATAACACGGCGGGTGGCGCGGCGGTTGGAATAGAAGCGGGCGCGGGTGCGACCCGATTGTATGCCTATACCGAATCACCTAGTTTACCCCTGGGCGATGAGACACGGCCGACAAATTGTATGGTCTCTTGGGGTATCTGGTATTAATGCTCAACACCGCACGATATGTCGAGATTGACGGCAAGCGGGTTTTGAGACGCTTTGGTGTCTTACATGTTGACCCGGTGGCCACCCGCAAAAATGCGCTCCGTCATGTATGCTCCAAAGCCGTCAAGGTTGCCCGTGAAATGATGGAGGTGGCCGAATATAACCGGGTGCCCTATGCGGACCATAAGACGCTTAAAAAGGCGTATGAAGCCGAGCGGGCAACGTATTCGGAAGCCGTGGAAAGATACGGGCGTGACAACCCAATACACTTTGGACCGCGGGCAAATGAAGTCGTACTTTGCCCGCTGCTATTCAATGGTCAATCTTAAAGAGACCACTCAAGTCCGAATCATTCAAAGCGAAGCAAAGACTGCGATACGTGAAGAGCGTGACGCAATTTTGACGAAAGTCGAGAGAATCGGCGACAGTATCAAAGACGAAATGCACAGGTACTTTGCGACCAAAACCGACTTAGCTAATTGGCAATTGAGGGTATATCAAGAAATGGACACGAAAATGCGAGACATCTTGCGTTTGCACGTTCGTAAAAACCACAAAATATCCATCACGCCCGCGGGCCGCGTGTCTATCATCCCAAAGCGACGGTACACACCCACTCAAAAAGCGAGTATAACGGCGGGTATTTTAGGAGTTATTAGCGCCATTATTTACGCTATCAATAGTTGGCTCCAAAGCCGTTAGTGTAACAACCTTTCTTTTGTCTCTTCTGTCAATACCGTAACGGCGGCGTCGTATCGGTCTTGAGTTACGGCTAAAACTACCGCCGCCCGTGCCATTCTTAGTGCTTCGCCCACATCTTCGTCGTCCATTTCAGTGGTAACCAAACGCACTAAACTGGTAATAAGCATTGCCGCTTCAAGGTCGTTTAGTTGTATTTTGTCGCCCATATCAGTCTACTATCCCCTTTCGTGTCTTATTTGTGACTTTTGCGGCCGATACGCCTATCTGTTTAAACCGGGGCGTTGGCACGCGCGCGCCGCCCGTGAGCTCGTTTAGATATCCCCAAATCCATACCCTGTTTTGTGTTGCCCGTTGAGCGCTAATTGTGCGTGGGTTGCATCGGCCGGACACATAGGCATTGATCCCCTTGATAATATCGCCTTGACACCAATCCCGTCCGCGGGCAAGCCAACAAGCCCCGCAAAATACGCCACCTTCGACCGTGTCCAAGTCTTTGCAATACCGCCGACACCCACGGCGGGCATCCTTCCCAACCTGCAAGATCCCTTGCTCACCCGCGGGGCCCAATAGCCCGGTGCGAAATACGGTTTCACGGTAGGTCATGGCGATCAAAAGGTTGGTGGGTACTTCGAATTTTTCCGCCGCGTTTTCGAAGGCCACAACCAATTTAGAGCGGTATACCGCATCTTTATACGCTTTGAGATATTTTCCATTATACGGTAAACGCCCCCGGTACGACGTGCGGGGTGTCACAAGGTCAAGGATCGCATCGCTCCGCCCCATTGGCTCCGCCGCTTTACATTGCCAAGCTACGGCCAATATTAATATTATGACAAATCCGATCGCCGTTACAATGAGCATCTTTCCGCTGTTATTTCTTTCCATCTTTTCCCCTTTCTTTTGTGGTTGTAATTCTATTTCGTGGGTACGTTCGAAAAGTATACCCGTATTTTCTGCCGCTCAAAATCAATGCATCCCAAAGCCATATGATGCCCCCGTTGGGGGGCTCCGGGAAGTCTTTGGAGATACGCTCCAAAACCGAAACTTGCATGTATCGATCGTTTTGAACCTTGACCCATCGGGAATAGTGTACGATTATGTTTTTGATAGACGCGCCCGCGCGGAGTGTCCAAATAGAACCCTTCAGATATTTGGATTCTCCGCGCTTTATAATTTTGTTCTCAATCCATTGTTTCATTCAGTCCTTCCGAAATCTGTAACCGCGCCAACCGCCCGCGGCACGTATTGGCCACCCTATACACCACCATATAGCCGCCATCATTATGGCTTCCATTTCTTCAATGTTCCCAAAGCCCTTGACTACTTCACAAACCGGCTCATCGTGCACGTGCATAACTACGGGGTATCCGCATTGTTCAAGGCGTACAAGTGCCGTGGCGAGCACGTCACGGGCAACCGCTTGGGTTATATTTTCGACAAATTTTCCGCCCCAACTTTCGAGCCGCACCCAACCGACCGCGCCCTTCGTGGAATCGGTATTGTGTCCCATATATGTGATTTTGAACGATGGGAGCTTAGCAAGGCGGTGAAACGTTGGGTGAAGGCGGGGCTTGTGATACGTCAACTTGCGGCCGCTTGGAAGGGTGCAAAGCAACTTGTCATCGATGACCACAAAGGAAAGGGAGCGCACGTCATAGCGCTTCCCGGGGTTACTTATAGCATTTACAACGGCGCCTTCAACACCGTAGCGCTCCGGGATAAAATCCCACGTTTTACCGATGCGGCGGTATTGATCGCCCCAAAATTCGACTATTGCCGGGGAGTCGTCTCGCCATTTTAGGATATTTTTCTTTATTTCCCTGTCATCTCTAAAATACTTATCGGCCCCAAACGCCTTCCAAGCTCCAATCCATCCTTGATACCCGCTCGCCAATTCGGGCACTTTCCCAAACGGCTTGCGGTGTTTGTGGTGTTGACCGGTTTGTTTTCTGTGTTCAATAAATTTCTCAAACGGCACGCCCGTGATTTTCGAGGCGCACATCTCATAGATTTTGCCGTGTGTCCGAAATACGTTTATGCGCCACTCTTCACCGGCCAGCATTGCCAATACGACCGCTTCGATGGCGGAATAGTCCGAACATATAAGGTCACGCCCCGGGCCGGCCACGAAAAGCCCCCGTACACACCCCCCAACGGTCTCAAGTGCGTTGCCATACTTTGCCTCAACCCGTTCAAGGGAGCGCGTGGCGATGACGCCCAGGGCGGTCTCGACTTCGATTATATTCCAATCCGGTATTGTGTTCGGGCCACTTGACTTTAGATTTTGTGGTTGCGCCCCGCCCGCGCTCCAACGTCCAGTTCGTGACGCCCCGCAATACGTAAAAAGCCCCCGGAGCCGCCCATCGGGTGACAGCCTTCGTTTGATGGCTTTGAGTTTGAGCACGGCGGCCGAATTGAGCGCCAAGCGTATTTCAAGAGCTCGACGACATTGAGGCGACAAGTCGTCACGCTCCAAAGCGGCTTCAACTGTCTTTTTCTGCATATTGGGCAAGCTCAAACCGTTGGTAGCCAACCACACCCTAAACGTGGCCACTTCCGCCGCCGCTTGCACTTTGCCCGCGGTGAGCGTAACAAGCTCCCGTGTGTATTTAATGGTGCATTGGCGGACTATTTCGAGGCAATTTGCAAGCCCTTCCAAGTCGATGGCCACACCCCGGGCGTTAACCCGTTGATCTAGTTTCCACACTTCGAGCTCAAACGGCGGTAGCTCCGGGATGCGGTCGGATGCGGAGCGCTCCGCTTTGATGTCGGTTATGTTGTACCCGTACAAGAGCGGGCCGTCTTTGGGTTCTTGGTGTGGGTATATGCGCTTGCGAGGGTCTTTTTTCGTCGGGTTGTGCGGTTCGCTAAATATCTTTAAAAGTCGGCCCCCATCGGTGTCTTTGAGTATTGGCGCTTCGACCGCTTTGGCCATTAAGTCAAGCCCCCCGGGTAACCCGTGAGCACGCGCTTTGGCCGATGTGTCCCGTAACTGGTCAAGCGGTAGCGGTGGCCAACCCATACGCCCGTAACATACTTTGAGCCATATTTGGTATTCAAAAAACGAGTTCACCGCTTCAAGTATTCCGCCGCATTTGACGTGCCAAAATAGGTCATAGGGCGGTGAGTCATGTGGTGTCCATAGGCGCTCCCCGGAGCCTATATCATACGCAAGAGAAAGTAGGCGTGTCGAAGGGTGCCCCGCATAGGCGCACGTCCCCACGGCGGGCAATCCGGGCTTACCCGTCGACTCGGCGATAGGAACCCATCGAAGGCGGACCGGGCACCAATACCGGCCCGCTTCCGAATAGGTTTCAAAGTCAAATTCACCTTTCATTAATTTCCGGGTGTTTTTCGAGCAATTCAATTAACGGACCAATTGCGATAAAATGGCGGGCCACAACCGACCATTTATTTCGTCCAAAATCGCGAGCAATACCGTGTTTTAACGCTAATTCATAACCCATGAATTTACCGTCATCGGGCTTAAACATAGGTTTGATAAAGGTTACAAAGTCTTCTTTTACCAGGCAATACTCGTTATCAAAATCTTCAATAAGTATGTAAGTCGAATGACCCTTCATACCCGTCTTTGTGTCTTCACCCATCACACGCCCCTCTTGGCGGCTTCAATTTGAGCGTCATTGTAACCAACCGTCACGAGTTGATCGCGAGTATATGCAACCCCTTGGATAGTTATGAGCTCCGGGCCCGGAGCGGGTGGCGCGGGCGGCGGAGCGGTGAAGCTTGGATCGGGCGTCACGCCTGCAAACATTGGCGCGGATATTGAGCCCGGCATTTGTATGGGGGCACCCGCCGTGGGTATTGAGCCCGGCAACCCTGGAATAGTAACGGCCCCTGTCACGGGTGGCGCGCTCATTGCGGGCATGCCGGTCAAGGCGGGCATGCCACTGGGCGCCAAGGGCGTGGCGCTTGCGCCCATGGGTAGGGCGGCCACGGGTAGGGCGTTAAATGCGGCCGTAGCGTCGGGACCCGCTTGCATTTCTTCACCGAAGGCCACAAACTGAATTGCATTATAGTTGAGATAGACGCCCGGGTTGCTTTGCTCTTCATTACCGACCGCGCTCCCAAGGATGCGAACGTAGAAACCCCGTTTGATACTTTGGGGATCGGTTAGTACGCGGGAAGCGTCTTGGCCGTAGCACTTCGGGGCAAAACTACCCGAAAAACCAAACACGATATTACCCGGATAACCTTCATGGTCGCAATGTCGGCGCCCTTTTTTATCGACGGCCGTTGAATCGCCGTCTTTATACTTCCACGCGAAGTCTGGCCGCTGTACTTGCCCGTTGGCGTCGAATAATGTCGGAAATGATAACCGCGCCGCCTCTTGTATTGTGGCCATTAATGCGGGTAACCCGGGGTCTGTTTTGGGTATCGCCAACCCCATGAAATAACGAATTGTTGGTTGACCTGCATTGGGTCCGCGTTTGATGACAAGCGGCGCCCCGTCGTGGTCTTTTGTTTGGGCTTCAAAACATGATCCCGCAACTAAACGCCCTATCGGCGTACAAAACTCTTTTCGTTCTTTAGGCATTTTTAAACTTCCTTCCTATGGCTTCCATATCGTGTGGTAGTAGGTAACGTTTACCGGATTTCACGGTTGTTAGGGCTTCCACCATATCTTGCGGTATGCCCGCATCGATGGCTTGTTTAACGGTTATAGGTTTCTCTTTTGTGACCTTCACGTCATATAACGCCCCGATCGCTTTTAACTCTTCAACGCCCGTGGCCCATTCGCGTTTGGAGCCTTTGGAGCGCATTTCCCATTGGGGTACGTTTTTACCCTGTTTAAGGAGTGATTCTATTTGTTGCGACACTCCCGCGTGACGGTACTCAATGGCTTCCTTGGCACGCGTCAAGTATTGGAGTTCACGACCAAGTTGCTCCGGGCTAAGGTCACACAGTTGGGGCACTTCAACGTATTCAAATGCTGACATTGCCGCGTTATTCGCCGCCCCGCATCCATAGCGCGCTCGACAAAAGCGGCAATGGGGGCCAGTCATAACGGTTGGAGTATTGCCTAAGGCACGGTTGGCCGATGCGTTTAGGCGAGCTTCAAACGATTGTAGGTCACCCGCCTTGAATTGCCAAGTATGTACAGGCCAACCGGGCCGATAACTTCGGGGTTGTACAATGCGTATGTCTATAAATTTGGGCTTTATGCCGTTTGAGACTATACCGCTTGCGTAGCACAGTAGTTGCCAATTGGCGTACGCTTCAACGGCTAAAAACCCGTATTTTAGATCCCATATATGCAAAATCCCTGTGACTTCGTTGAAGTACCAGCAATCGCAGGTACCAAAGCACACATCATGCACCTTAGGGATTTGAAGTTTGTCTTCTATGGCAAAGTTTTTGCCGTGCTCGCAACCTGTTGATACTATTATCACGTCCCGAACGTACAAAAGTGCACCGTCGAAAATCGCATCGGTTACTTTGACACCGTGAAAACTGTACTTGCCGACGTATTTGATGCGCAAGTTTTCAGGGTCTAAAGTGCGGTCATTCGCCCAATGGTAGATCAAATCGGCCGCTAATTCATGGCTACACAAGCCTTCATTCGCCGCGTCTTTTTTGGACGTGTCGGGTACTCGCGCTTCGAGCATAATCGAGCCTTCACAATGCACCCAACGCCCGCTACTTGACGGCGCCGCTATTGAGTGTTCAGCCATATTATAAGCTCCGGTATTTTGTGGGGTTGGCTTGCCAATAGTCCGATACTAGGTAAGCCCACTTTCGTACAAAGTTCGTTTAGCCCTTCTTGGGTGCGGTATTTATCGTCGAAAGTGCCCGCATATTGAATGAATTCTGGGAATGACATCGGCGCCACGGCCACGGGTTCGGGCGGCGGCGGCGGCGGCGGTTCGGTCGCTACGGGTGCGGCCGCGGGCGTGACGGGTGTCGCCATTGCCGCCCGGAGCTCCGCTTCAACGCCCGGTATTGCGTCTTTATCGCCACCCCGCCGATACATCCAAGTCCCCGCCCGCGCGGTACACTTTTTATTCCCGTTGTGTATGCGTGCATCCCACGGAAGCCCCGCGCTATCTACCATCACGCCATTAACAGGGCGCGGCCAATCCGCCGCCACGGGATCAGGGGGCGGCGGGGGGTCAATAATGACCTCATTGGTGGCGCCCATTGCGGGCGGTTTGTTGACGATTACTTCTTTAACGGGCTCGCCTGCAATCTTCAAAAGAAGATCACTTGCGGCACGTAACGCATTCGTATCAGTCGGGTCTACTGTAACTCTAATTTCTGCCATTATTTTTCCTTTTTGTTCGAAGCAAGCGAATTTGCCTGCGTCGTATAGTTTTTGGAGTTCTTTTCTTACGGGTACTTTTGAGACTTTACGGTATACTACTTCGGTTCGTTTTTTGCTTTTGCGGTTTTTACCATTCGCCGCCGACATAATAGAGCTAAACTCAAATTTTTCCCAATTGGCTGGAATAGATACTTTGACATTGTAACAAGATAAAATAAACGACCCGTCGATACTGTCTAGCGTATCGACTAATTGGGAGAATTGCTCAATACTATATTTATGTTTATAGTTTTGGTCGGTGCCCGGATATGGTGGGTCAACGTAAAAAAACGATTGAGGCGAATCACATTGCTGAATACATTTTATTGCGTCGACGTTACTTATTGCTATAGGCATCATGCGGTCAAGGTATTCGGGTAAACGCGTTATTTTATTTAACCAAGTAACAGACAGATTTCTACCGAATAAACCGCGCCCCCATCCCCTGCCAAACACGTTTCCGAAACTTTGTTGACTATTGATATAATACCGTCTAGCACGCTCTAAATCGTCACAATCAAAATTTTTGGCGATCCTGTACTCTTCCTCAGAATAGGGCGTCAACTGTAATTGTCGGCATAGCTCCGGGCCGTTGTCGCGCAATTGACGGTAAAAATTAACAAGCTCGCCGTCTAGGTCATTTATGACTTCGCGGTAGTGGTCCCCATTGGTCACGTCGGGCCACGGTTTTGCGAACAATATCGCCGAGCCACCCGCGAAAGGTTCCACGTAAACAGTGTGTTTCGGTATCAACGGCACAATTTTATGTGCCATACGCTGTTTACCGCCATAATAGCTAATCGGTGGTTTCATGTTTCCTTTATTTTTGGTTGACGGGCCCCAAGATACGAGGTACACACAGCTGTGTCAACATAAATTATGATTTTACGCAACTACCAGAAAGACGGTAAAGATCGCATCGCTTCCGCTTGGCATAATGGACATAAAAACGTCTTATATGTCATGGCCACGGGCGGCGGTAAAACCGTTCTATTTTCCGACATTGCCGCCGAAAATGTGGGTGGCACGTGTCTAATTGCTCACCGTCAGGAGCTCATCGGGCAAATGAGTCTCGCGCTTGCAAGGCGGGGGGTCCGCCATCGTGTGATTGGGCCCACTAATGTAATCAAATACATAGTACGTCTACAAATGGACGAATTTGGTAAAGCTTTTTATGATCCCATGGCCCCTTGTGGTGTTGCCGGTGTTGACACAATTATACGTAGAGGCGCCGCTTTTATACGATGGCTTGACACCGTGACGCTTTGGATACAAGATGAAGCGCATCACGTCCAAACAAATAATAAATGGGGTAAAGCCGCCGCGCTTATGCCCAATGCCCGTGGGCTTGGCGTCACGGCCGAACCATCACGTGCGGACGGTGGCGGGCTTGGGCGCCACGCGGACGGGGTCTTTGATGTCATCGTTGAAGGACCCGGGGCCCGGGAGCTCATAAACGACGGGTGGCTAACAGATTATCAAGTCGCATGCCCACAAGGTGATCTTGACCTATCTAAAGTTGAATTGTCTACCGCAACGGGAGACTTTAAAAAGCCCCAATTAAAAGCCGCGGTACAACGTTCACAAATAGTGGGTGATGTAGTCAAAAATTACCTACGTCTTGCGCCCGGCCGACTAGGCATCACATTTGCCGTCGACGTGGAAAATGCGATCGATATTGCCAACAAGTATAACGAAGCGGGCGTACCGGCCGCGGTAATATCACACAAGACGCCCGACGCCGAGCGCGCCGAGATATTGAGACGCTTTAAGGCGCGTGAAATATTGCAACTTGTAAACGTAGACCTATTCGGCGAAGGCTTCGACTTGCCCGCTTGCCAAGTAGTGTCAATGGCACGCCCAACTGAGTCGTTTGGGCTGTATTTACAGCAATTCGGTCGGTCTATGCGGCTTTGGCATGACGGCCCAACGGGCACCCGAGCGGAGCGCATGCAGAGCATTGCCACAAGTGCAAAGCCGCATGCGCTCGTTATTGACCATGTGGGCAACGTCGAGCGTCATCTAATACCCGACACCCCGCGCCCCCGATCGCTTGATAGGCGTGAGAAGCGCGGCCGCTTGCTACCCGATGACGCCATACCACTTAGGGTGTGTCCCGATTGTACCCGGCCATATGAAGCCGTCAAGCCATCGTGTCCCTATTGTGGCTATATATTTGTGCCAACGCAACGGAGCGCCCCGGAATTTGTCGACGGTGATTTGGAGCTCTTGGCGCCCGACGTGCTCGCCAAGCTACGGGGTGAAGTGGCCGCCGTAGATAAAGACCCCGAAGTGTACCGAAGTGAACTGGCCGCCAAGTACGTGCCAATCATAGGCCAGTTAGGCCACGTGAAGCGCCACGTGAAGCGTCAAGAGTGTCAACAGGGACTTCGAGCCGTGATGCAATGGTATGGCGGTATACAACGCGCCGAGGGGCGTCAAACAAACGAAGCGCAACGGCGGTTTTTTCACCGCTTCGGAATAGACGTGCTCACCGCCCAAACGCTTGGATCGAAGGAAGCGGTTGAGTTGAGTGAGAAAATCACAATGGAGTTGATTAAATGACATACCAAGTAGGCGACGAATTCGAAATCGATTTTAGCGGTAAATTGATGCTAATAGATACCAGTATCGGTTTAGATCGGTGTTACAAATTGGCATTAACAGCTAAACCGTTGCAAACCGTTTGGGTTACCGAAGAGGAACTCGACGCGGCCATATTAATTCTACCCGCGCCAAAAAAGGGCGAATATTGGGAGTGTGAAATGGATGATAGTGTGCACCGGGTAATATACTTCGACGGGTCAGAGTGGCGTATTACAAAAAGCGGCCCACGGTTTAACAACCAACGGTTTATAACCCATAGATTTAAGGTGGCTTAATGAATCTCTATAAGTGGGCCCAAAAGTGGGGGGTGTCGATGGGGGCGTTGTACGACCTTGAGAGGTTGATGGGACGATATACGCAAGCGGGGCGCCCTATTCCGGTGCTTAGTGAAGCGGCCGTATCCGCCGAAGTGCGGCTTGAAGCGGCCGAAAAAGGCGGGGTGCTTTGGCGTAATAATGTGGGCGCCGCCCAAGACGCCAAGGGTAATTTTGTAAGGTATGGGCTTTGTAATGACTCCAAAGCGCTCAATGCCCGTGTCAAGTCGAGTGACCTAGTGGGCTTGCGCCCCGTGTTAGTGACTCCCAATGACGTTGGCTGTGTGATCGGTCAATTCGTATGCAGGGAAGTAAAGCGCTCCGCGTGGGTATACACAGGCACGGCCAGGGAGCAGGCGCAACTTAAATTTATTGAGCTTGTGTTGTCAATGGGCGGCGATGCGGCTTTTGCTAATAGACGGGGAACGCTATGAATGATTTCACGCGTGGACTGGCAGGTATTTGGTATTTTTACGATGATATGCTTGACGTGTTTGATCGTGGCGTAAAAAACGGGCGTGAATTTGGTGATTGGCAACGGCTTAATTGGGATAAAACATATGAACAATTGTACGAAGCGAAGTTAATTGGGCACTTTGCGCAAGCTATGCGGAGTGACTCGGCGGCTGATAAGTGTAAGCATTTGGCTGCCGTGGCGTGTAACGCTTGCATTTTATGGTATCACGCAAAAAAGGAAAAGTGACTTATGGGACGTATCAGATTAGATCCGGAAGTTAGAAAAGCAGAATTGTTAGAAATAGCCTTTAAATTGGCTGAAAAAACACACTACAAACACGTAACGGGCGTTGAAATTGCGCGGGAAGCGGGCTTGTATCATTCTACTATATACCGATATTTTAGAGATATGGCGGAAGTCCGCCGATACATTGTGCGGCAAGCAATAAAACGTGAAAACCTAAACATCATTGCGCAAGCCATCATTGCAAGGGATGTGCTTGTCAAAAAAGCGTCCGTGGAACTCAAAACCGCGGCACTAAATGAGGCTTTAAAGTGGGCTACGAAATCACAGAAATCAAGCGCATCGAGATAGCGGGGCCAAAGCGCTTCGAATACATCGAGCGGTCAAGAGCGGGCTATTATGTCCAAAGGAACGCGTGGCGGGTTCAACGGGAGATAGAATTACCGCCTTGGGAGCGCATATCAGAGCACGGCAACCTTAACGATCTACGCATCTTATGTGTGACTTTAAGCGTATTCATTAAGCTTAAAGATAGTAGTTGGCTAGAATTTATATTCGAGCCGGGGTTTATTACCGATTTTGCGTCGGTGCCCTGGTACTTCCGCAACATAGTCGACAACGATGATCACAGGGTAGCGCCCGCCGCGTTGATCCATGACTATTTGTTTGCAACCCATCGGCTACCCTTCAAGCAAACGAACGACCTATTTCACAAGATATTGCTGGATTGCGGTTACCCACGTTGGCGGGCGCGCTTGGCATATTGGGCGGTGAGCTCGTTTGTTGGGCGTCGGCGATGGCGGGCGTTTAGTTGTGCTCGGGATAAATGGTCCGACGAATACGCGTCGATGGTTATGCCCCGACCCGTGCTCATCGATGGCCACACATATAAGGGGAGCAAATGAAACATCGTAGAACGCGTTGGGAGGTTTGACGAAGATGAAACTTAGAAAAATACTACAAGATGATAAAATCAAAGCGAGCGGGTTATATGTTACGGTCTATTCGTGGGGGTTAGTATCAATAGGGACGGGCGGTCACGACCATTATTTTGTCGAAAATCCAGCTATCTACACAACGTACAAATTGTTTGGATTTATCTTTCCGCCAAAGACGCAATTTAAAGCACTGGACGCAGGTAATAGGATACACGAAGGCGGCCACTATTTGACAGTACCGCACAGTTGGCTGCCGCCGAGTATATTTATGAGTTCCGTCGACCGGCCGTTTGTGGTGCGCAATAACTCGACGACATATGAGATGACAAATTTTCGATTTCCAAAAATACCGAAGGGGTGAAGTTATGATGACACGTAAAATTTATAAATTAGGTGAAACGATACCGGCGAAACAACCATTTATCGTATATGACGAACATGAAACACGCATAGTGATACAACATGAAGACTTTGAGATCGGTGCGGCTCCATTCCCACCACGATATGAGCTCATAGACCTACCAGAATTGCCCCCCAAGCCAAAATCCCGTGAATTAAAAATAGGCCATTGGTACGTAATGAGACAAAAGGATGATAATGCGATTTATCAATACTGCGGTAAAAATAAAAAAGTCAAAGACGTGGGCGGTGAAAAATGGGACCGTTGTGAAGAATACGAAATTGGTGACGAGTGGGTAAAGGTGAAACGATGAGACGAATTAAAGTGGGTGACGTGTTAGAAGCAAACCAATGGTACATTTGTTATGGTAAATTCCGAACAGTGCTCACTCAAAACCACACGGAAACAGTTTTCAAGTCGATAACTGATCCTGTTTACGAATTGGATTTCATAGGGTGCCCCGAAATGCCGCTACAACCCGAAGTCGGCAAGTGGTACATAATGACGGACCGTTACGACGGAAATGCGCTTTTGTTACGGTACAACGGCGACGACCGCCCAACCGTAGATTTAGACGGCGATGACGCAGCAATGCCCGAAGAATATAAAATTGGTGACGAGTGGGTAAAGGTGAAGCTATGAGAAAAGGTAAGAAATACAAAGCGGGTGAAACGATACCGGCCGATACTATGTTTATAAATTATCGTAGTGACGGGACGATAGTAATAACAAAAGCACCCTATCCAACCGAAATCTATTCAAGCATAAACATTTATAAAGTTTTAGATTTCGGGCACCTACCGTCAAATCTAGAAATAGACCATTGGTACATAATGACCGACCGCGACGATGGCGGTGCGCTCTTGTTACAGTACAACGGCGACGACCGCCCAACCGTAGATTTAGACGGCGATGACGCGGCAATGCCCAATGAATACGAAATCGGCGAAGAGTGGGCAAGGGTGAAGTCATGAAAAAATTTCTAATGACCTGCATATGGTTTCACTTACTCGGCACAATGGCGGTCTTATCCTGTGTGGCTATATCGCTCGTAACGACCGAACCGACCATATACGAGCCCGATTCGGTGTTGTTGGCAATGGTTATCTATCAAGTGTTCCAATTGGTAGTTGATGTAATTTTCATAGGGAGGGAGATGCAACGTAATGAGAAACCTACAAATAGGGGATAGGGGGGCCGCCGTGCGGCGGCTTCAAGAACTCGGTGATTTACTGGGGTACGACTACGGCGATAATGACGGCGTGTTTGGGCTACAAACTGACCGCGTGGTTCATGATTTACAGCAATCGCTTGGTGTTTGTCAAGACGGAATTGTTGGGCCGATAACGTGGCGAGCGATTTTAAACCAGGCCAACGGTGAGCCGGGTCATGCGTCTGTTGACGATTTAGGTATTCACGATATATCAAAATCGCACAAACCACCTAAGTTATTTGCGCACTTGCGCCCCTGGAGTTCAATAATCGGTGTAACTTTACATCAAACGGGTTGTGAAATGCCGTTACAGCCTTTGGGTTGGAGTCGTGTCAACGCCCATTATGGTGTTAGCCGTTTGGGCACCCCGATACTGATTAACCGTCCAGAAGATATGATATGGCACGCCCAAAGGTTGTCACCCACTACAATAGGTATTGAAATTGACGGTAACTATGAAGGCGTCGAAGGGCTCCGGAGCACTTTATGGGCGCCCGGGGGTGGCCCGGCCACGTTGCACCCGTGGGCCATTGATGCCTGTAATGCGATTTACAGGGATATAGCGGAGCGCTTCGAAGCGGCCGGTCAAGAGTGGTTAGCCGTATATGGTCACAGGCAAAGCTCCCGTACCCGCCGTGGTGACCCGGGCTCCGCTATATGGCAAGCCGTGGGCGTGCCGTGGCGCAAGCGCTTGGCGTGCGACGCGCGGCAATGTCGGCAAGCTTTTGGCAAGGGGCGCCCCGTACCGCGCGTATGGGATGCCAATGGAAAGGGGGAATACTAAATGCAAATTTCATATAGGGACACCAATGGCGTCCAAGTCATTCTAACGGGGCATCACCAAGATATAGCACTTGTATTAGGTGCGATGACGATAGACCGGTTAACCCTTGTGACCATTACGTCACGAAAGTACATGTTGCCCATTATAGGCACCCGCTCAACACTACTAAGATGTCTTGGCGGCCAGTCTATTTATGATTTGTTTGAGGTGGCCAATGGATAAAATGGTAATACAGATAACACATGAATACGACTATGCTGGGCGTACCGCTACCCGGGATTTCATTACGTCGGATTACTCTAAAATGGAGTATCTCTTCGACGCCGTACTTCGATATTTGTGGCGTCACGGGCGGGGTGTGGATAGGGTTGTAACCTTCGGGATAAAAAATGGCGATGAGCCTGAAACGGCCACGACTTTACGTGAGTTAGTGTGTTACGGATCGGGGGCGCCAATATGCTAGTATTACCCAATGGACTACAAGGCTTGCGCCAATATAAGCAATTTATCTTATGGAAGGGTGTGCTCAATGCTCGGGGTAGCCTTGATAAATTGCCACTCGACCCGTTTACGCTTGATATGTGCGATGCGCACAGTCCGCAAGCATGGGTTGACGCGGACACCGCTTATGCTCAACAAGAAAAACTTGGCGCGCCCTATGGCGTCGGGTTTGTGTTTACCCGTGATGACCCATACTTTTTCATCGACATTGATAATTGCTATGGTGGCGGCGATGAGTGGTCAGAAATGGCCCGCGAGACGCTCGGCCGCTTCCCGGGCGCATCTTGTAACGTGTCATCGAGCGGCCGTGGGTTGCACATAATAGCGCGCGGGATGGCGCCCGCAGACCGTAAATGTAAATATCGTGACCAGTTAGAGCTATACACCGAAGGGCGCTTCGCCGCGCTATCGGGCAATGCCACCGTTGGCGATTGTAACACCGAGCACACCGGGGCCCTGTGTGGCCTTGTCAATGAGTATTTGGCGCCCAATACCGTGGGCGGCGCGCCCGCATCTTGGACCGTCGAGCCCGTGCCCGAATGGACGGGCCCCGAAGATGATACCGCCCTTATTGAGCGGGCCAAGGGGACGGTAAGCGCCCGGGCGGCTTTTGGCGCTACTGCCAGTTTTGCCCAGTTATGGGATGGCGATGGCGATGCGCTCGGGGCCGTGTATCCCGACGACCACGGCGCACGGCCCTATGATTGCTCCAAAGCGGATGCCGCCCTTGCGGCTCATCTCGCCTTTTGGACGGGCAAAAATTGCGAGCGCATCCGTAGCCTGATGCAACAAAGCGCCCTTCGACGTGGCAAATGGACCGACCGCCCTGAATATTTAGAGCGCACGATACTGGGCTCCGTGGGTGCCCAACAATCCGTTTATGACGTGCCCCGTCCCGATAAGTCAAAAATGCAACGGGTAGACGGCGCGCCACGATGGTTATTCCCGGAGCAACAAATAGACTATTTTACAGGTTGTACATATATTCTAAGTCAAGATAAAATACTTACGCCACACGGTGTATTAATGGACCGATCTCGATTTAGGGTATGGTACGGGGGCTATCAATTTTATCTTGACCCGACGGGCACATCTAAAACGACCAACGCGTTTGAGGCTTTTACCGAGTCACGGGCGCTTGAAACTGCCCAAGCAGACGATACCTATTTCAGTCCAATGGACCCGCCCGGCCACGTCCGTGAAGACCACAACGGGAAGCGCGTTAACGTGTTCACCCCCCACTATGGCGAGCGGGTGGACGGTGACGTCAAGCCGTTTTTGGAGCACGTGGCCCGCTTGCTACCTAATGAAGCCGATAGAGAAATACTGCTTAGCTATTTAGCCGCATGCGTCCAAATGCCCGGTGTCAAATTCCAATGGGGTCCACTAGTGCAAGGCATGCAAGGTAACGGTAAAACCGCGCTCTATACCGCGTTAGAATACGCGTTAGGCGAAAATTATTGCTTTCAACTTAACCCGAACGACGTTAGCAACAAATTCAACGGTTGGGTCGAGAACAAACTGCTAATATGCGTTGAAGAACTACGTGTTGCTGGGCGAATGGAGTTAGCCGACACCCTTAAGCCTCTTATCACTAACGAGCGGGTTAGCCTGCAACGCAAGGGCGTCGACCAGTACACAGGGGGCAATTGTGCTAATTTTCTAATGTTCTCCAACCACAAGGATGCCGTGCTTAAAATGCGTGACGATAGGCGCTACTGCGTGCTTTTCACCGCCCAGCAAAGTTTGGATGACCTGTATCGTGACGGCATGACGGATGCCTATTTCTACAATTTCTATGTTTGGCTCAAAGGTGCGGGGCGTGCTCATGTTGCCCACTATTTGGCGTCAAGACCAGTTACGGTTAATGTACTCGGCCGGGCGCCCGTCACGAGTTCAACGGCGGAAGCGCAAGAAACTTCGCTCGGGGTGGCCGAACAAATATTAACGGAAGCCATCGAATTAGAGCAACCGGGATTTACAGGCGACCTAGTGAGCGGCGAAGCGGCGGCGGCCGTGTTGCAAGTAGCAAATAAACGCATCTCACCACAAGCGCTTGTTGGTGTGCTAGGCAATATTAATTATATTCGGCATCCGTTGTTAGCTTCAAGCCGCGGCCGAATATTCATAGACAACCGGAATATTCGTGTTTATGTGAAGGTGGGCTCCGCCGCGGCCAGCATCGGCAGTAAGGATGAGCTTCGAAAAGCCATATTAAATGATAACGAGTAGGTACGTTGTGGCCATTGTGGCACTTCGCAACGATGAGCACCTATACCATTGGATGCGTGCCGTGTGGGCAACCGACCCGCACGCGGCAAAGTCCATCGCTTTAATAGACATTGCTAAAATGGAGTTATTGCAATACG